TTAGAGGCCCCCATACCTCGAGCCGTGCCCCCGAGTGGCGCCGAGCACACCAAATTGCGTGCCGTAACCATCGATAGGGATGCTGCCACGGCATACGTCACACAAAGCAACCTTAGTCGGCTTCACATGCTCCGATGCCTCGTCGTTCATGACCAACACCTCAAGCTCTAGTGTGTCGACTCAAGGCAGATGACTGCCAGGGCCTACGGCTACACCCCTGACATTAATGCAAGCGTGCAGGCCTTGGATGAACGCACTGCGGGAGAATTTTTTTAAATGCCAGCAGTGATTCATATCCGCCTTGTGGGTGCAATGAAGCGACGACGTAGAAGCTTCCGCTGAAAGTACGCAGGACCCAAAACGAGTGTTCGCGGTCAACCCGGACAATGTCTGATGTACGGATAAGATGCCCGTCGCCAAACCGACCTGAATCCGGGTCTGCTTTGGCATGCCGATGTGTAACGCCGACGCAGCAGCCTGCTGCGATGCAGGCGCTGGTGATATAGGCCGTGACAGGCTCGCTGAAACATAAGTCGAAAGCCTTTTGCAGTTGCATGGCGGCATAAAGGGATACTCGGCGCATCGTCGTGTCCTAAAGAGTTAGATCGAGCAACGGCTCTGCTGAAGCGCTTTGCTGCACGTCTTACTCGCCTTCTTTAAGCCGCATAAGCTCCAGCGCGTTCATAGCAGCCACGACATCAGCTTTGCTCGCGCGCTTTGCTCCGAAACCGATTGTGTTTACGAGCTGAGTGCAGATGGTTTCGAAATTAATAGCCGCTGTCGAGGCGGTGGTTGGGGGGGCGTTGGCGAGGATGAAGCAGAGTTCATTGAAAGCAGCCTCTGCCATTGTCAGCGGTACGTCCCCAAAGTCAGCACCGAACGTGTCCTTGAACTGCGTCTTCACAATATTTTTGAATTCGTTTCTGTGTTGCTCTGCGCTTTTCTGTGCGGCCCAGTCTGTGATGGCTTCGAGTGTGTCTCCTAAGTCTGGTGCGGATGTAAGCTCCATATGGGCTCCTATGTTGGTCATTGTGTATCGCTCGGTTTTACTAAGCATGGAGGGCCCGCAGAACTTGCCTTTCGACAGATGACCGATTTTCAATCCGGTGCCCATCTGTAAACCACCCCAACATTGGGTCAGCGCTGATATCGCTATTGTGACGCCCAAGCAGCAGCGGACCGCAATACGGGCGTCGGTTAGGTAAGCCGTGATCGCTTGGCTGAATTTTAGGCTTGAGCCTAATGCAGCATCTGCATGGCAGCGGGGGCACTGAACGCAATTGCTGCTCCTCAGAGGTAAACAATTAGATCTTGATCGAAGCCGGTGTTCTCGTTTGGGTATCCTCTGGGGTTACAGACGATCCGTGTTCCAGCTTTGTAATAGTCAACGACGGTATGGGAGTGGCCGTGTACCCACGCCGCCACTGGCTCACCGTCCATCAGATCAAGCCACTCATTTGCATACGCGGCGTCAAGGTGATTGCCTGCATGTGGGCTTTGCGCTAATGAGCGCAGAATTGGTGCGTGGTGCGTTATCACGACTGTTGGCCCTGAAAATGGCTCGGATAGTTTGTTTAGTAGCCAAACTCTTGTTTTTAACGCTTCGGCAGCGAGGTCACCGGGCTTTATGCGCCGGAAATTCTCTCCTGCACGAATCTGGCGGTAATCGCTCATCAAGCTTTGCAAAGTGATCGACGCCAGAGATTTGTTACTTTTAGCGCTAAAATCAGTCCACATCGTTGCACCTAAGAATCGAGTGCCACCTATTACAATAGAATCGCGTCCCAACACCTGTACATGGGGCCCCAGGCAGGCGCTACGTATCTTCTCCTGCGTGCGTATCATGTGGCCGCGGTAGTACTTATGATTGCCGAGCACGCAAAGAAACAGGAATTTGAAATGCCTATTTGGTCCACTCGACTCTTCGCGCCTTCACATCGATATCACCTGCAAGAATAAAAATATCGGCATCGACTACTGAGGGTATGTAGGTGCTGAACTTGTTGTGCAGATCGGACAACAGATGAATTCGCATTAGCTAGCCCTCCGGGTATTCAGAAAATTCGAGCCATCGTTTCTGCCGTAGCGAGCTTCCGTGTGCCGCCGCCGAGGAGTAGGTATGTAGTGTTGAGCGTTTTGAAGTGGAAGTCCTTTTCGAAAGCGTGCAGCGGCGACGTGCGCACAAAGTCGCCGACATCCCAGCGGCGTTTGCCGTCGAAGACGACGCAGTGTGCATACAGTATTACCGGTTGGCGCTGCCTCTTCGCTAGCGCAGCGCGCAGTTCCTCACTTGCATCAAGATCAATCCAGATCCATTCACGCACGATGCAATAACCGTCTTGTGGGAAGTGGTTCCGTGCATAAGCGATGGCGTCTTCGTCCGACATGTCACTGCCAGCCATGGGCTGACCTGGTGTGTAGAGAAGATCTGTCAGTGCGTTTAGTTCATTCATCCTAACCTTCCTCAATGCGCGATTGCTCAATGGCGCTAATTAGCTCATTAGCTCATTCGGCATTCGTGGATACCGGTGAGGTGAAACCTCGCACGTTACCGAAACGAACTTTCAGAACGCTGTGACTCCCTGCGCAAAGGTCAGCATGTCATCCATATCTTTTTTGGTTGGATAAAAAGGGCGGTAAGGCATACATATTGTCATCAGCTCCATGCTTAACTGTTGTGGCTTATAGAGCAGTCCTTGCCGGTCCATTTTTATTGAAAGTTCGGAGCAATCGAGCTCCATGCACATCTTCCACCTATTGAAGCGAGCATTCTTGGCCGGACGGATCATGTTAAGAAAGCCCGGAATATCTCTGAAATTCAGACACGGCGTGCCGTTTAACGGATCGAAGCGGATTTTTAAATCAGAGTCAGCCACACGGTTTAGCACTGCCGACAGCTCGAAGTCGAAGCGGCTGAGGATGCGCTCAACGCTCAAGTACAAAATATGCTTTCTGACGTCTAGCAGTGCAGACCGGTCGACATCAAGAGCGATGAGTGGGCAGATGGAAGCAATTTTCATAACTGAAAACCCGTAATTCAGATAATCGATAAGGTAGATATACATTCGGGCTTTGTCAACCGCTGGAGCGCTTCTCGTGGAAAAATCGATATACCGAGATGAGAACATGGTGCTGCTGCGTTTGCTCAGGCAATGCCGTATTGAGTCAGGTCTGACTCAGGGGCAGTTCGCCGAGGCACTTGGCCGCCCCCAGTCGTTCGCGAGCGACATTGAGCGTGGTCTGCGCAGGCTTGACCTTATTCAGTTGCGAGACATCTGCCGTGTGCTGGGCCTCGGCTTGGTCGAGTTTGTGCAGCGTTACGAATCCGAGCTGTCGCCGCAAGAGGCGCGAGAATAGTCCCGCGCGCTCTGTATGTATCGGACTAGGCTGATTCTTGCTGCGCGCGGTTCCAGGCTGCGGAATAAAGCGCAGCAGCATCGCTGCACAACAAGCTGATCGCTCGAACGCATGCAATCAGCGGTTCGCTTGCGAGCTCACTTGAACTGGGTGTACCGCCGAGGGCGTTGAGCAAACCAAGCACGGCGTGTTGACGCAGAGACGCCTCGTCATAGAGCTCACTAGCGGATGCATCGCTACGAAATCCCAGTAGGCAGCTGGGGTCGTTGGGAGATAGTGGGGCGAAGCCGGCCTGCGGTCGTTGTATGTTCCGGTCGGCCAGTGTGCTGTCTTGATCAGCAGCATTGGGCTGGGATGGGCGGTTGTCGCTAGTAGGGTAGGGCATGGTTGATCCTCAGAACGGAAAGGTTCTGCTCACCAACGCCAATTGGTGAGCAGGCCGCACAGGTTGGCGTACCGGTCTGAGGGCCGGCGCATCCGAAGATGCCCTGCACGGCCCGCCCATAAAGGCACAGCCATGCGTGGTGTCAAGACGCGCTTGCACCGACTCAGAAACCGGGACGCCAATCCCGTCCCACAACAGTGGGAAGACCAAGGTATGGGGCTCTCGCTATCCTGTCAATTCTTGCTGTTACGCCGTTCACCTACGCAGGCCAGCGCTATAGGCGCTAAGAACAGGCCTTGCCAAGCAAAACGAAACGGTACGCAAAGCGGTACCCAAAAAGTTTTTTTAGCCAAGAAAAGAAAAGGCCAGCTCGAAAGCTGGCCTAAGTCCTTAACTTTATTGGTGGGCCCACACGGACTCGAACCGTGGACCAAAGGATTATGAGCCCAAGCAAGGGCGTCAGATGGCCTGATAAAACGTCGCAAAATCAAGATTTTAGGGAATATTGCCCGTCATCGAATGACATAGTCCCGCCGCTATGTGGACGCTATGTGGACACTCCCAACTGTACCGATTTGCACACCCCTGCAATTCCTTTCACAGCGTGCAATCGACGCTAACCCACCGAGGCCCGCGTGCCTGCTGGGCTGCGCCTGTCCTTTCACCACCCACTCCGTTTGCATTAAAAACACACGCAAAGCCCGTCGGCGGGAGGGGGATAAGTGCGGTTTGGCGCTGGGTTTTCGGGGCGGGAGGAATTTTTCGGGCGCAGCGATCCCGGGCGGTAGTCGTCGGGCTGCCACCCAGGGCGCGCACGGTCTAATGTCGCCGCTGAACCCAGTACACGCGCTGCTGTAGGCATACGCCGCCGCCAGGTAATGGCACGGAGATCTTCTCTACGACTCGCTGGTAGTCCGGCTCGGCTGGTTTGGTCTTCGTCTCGTTCTGTTGCGACATGGCTGCCTCTAATAGCTGTTGGTTCAGAGGCAATGCTAGCGGCACTGCGGGAGCGGCTTGCGTTGGGGTTTCCCACTTCGTTCTGGTCGCCTGTAAGCCGGATGCAGGCATGAAAAAACCCGCTCGGGGGCGGGGTTGGATTGGTGCTGTTCGAGTCACGCAGTAATCGGCTTCAACTGCCCTGCCAGCGCCTTCGCCGTCCCAGCCTTCGCCGTAAACCCACTCGCATCGCCCGGGCTCGGCGTCGGCCCGGGCTGATGGGTGTGCCCGGCTAGCTGCGTGTTCATCGCCTCCACCAGGTCGAGCAGATCGCACACCACCTGGAGCAGGTTCACGTTGGCAGAGCCCAGCCACGTCTTCGGCGCGATGCTGCGACGGATGCCCTGGATGCGCTCCTGCATGTCGCCGCCGATCGTGGCGTTGAGCTTCTGGCCGACCACAAGGTTGAGGTCGCGGCCGGTGGCCTGGTGCAGGTCGTCCACCGCGGCGAGGCTGGCGGATCCGCCGGATAGCAGTTTGAGCGCGCCCAGTGCCTCCACTTTCTTGATGCCGCCCACCGATTCGGTGGAATGGTCGTCCACCTCCACGGTGTGGTTCTGGTAGCGCTCGGTGTTGTCCAGGGCTTCCACCTGGCGCTCCACCGCCTTGTCCTCGATCTTGCCGTCCGTCTGGCGCAGCCAGTTGCCGTCGGCGTCCACGCGCTGCTGGCAGGCCTCGCTGTGCTGCCACACCTGGTCGCCCTTCGGCACGCGCGGCAGGCTCAGCCCGTGCGGCAGCACGGTCTGGATGAATGGCTTGTGGGGCAGGCCGTAGGCGAAGCACACCACCACCACCGTGCCTTCCTCTGCGAAGCCGAAGAAGCCCGCCTCCTGCCCACCGTTCGGCGCCGGCAGCGGCACGCTGGAAAGAATCGGCAGATCCGGGTCGGGCTCGCCATCCGGCAGCAGCACCTCCACATCCACGGCGAAGCGCGGGCGGAAGTCATCGCACAGGCCGGGCACCGCCGGCGCATCCGGTACCGCCACCACGCGGCCGAAGCGGGGCAGGTGATAACCGCCGGTCAGCTCGGGGAATTGCCGCTCTACGCTGCGGCGGATTGCATCGTCCATCGGATGGCCATCTTGTTGTCAGCGAGCGTCACGCTGGTGATCCGCTCGCCCTGGTTGATCGTCGCACCAGGGCGCAGGCCGGGCAGGGCCGCGATCATGGCGCTCTGGTTACCCTGGTAGCCGTCGAACAGCTCGACCGGCAATTGCAGCGGTGCTCGAGCACCGAAGAAGCTATCCGCCCAGCTGCCGGCGAACAGCTCGCCATCGCCCTGCTGCTGCCAGATGAAGTCGGGGATGTTGAACACGCGGGCCAGACTGTCCATCGCCTGGTACCCGGCGGCCAGGCTGTAGAAGAAGGGCGCCTTCACCTTTGCATAGGGCCGCTCGGGCACGCGGAAGCGGAGCCCGGTTTTCTCGCTGATGGCAGCAAGCACCATCGTCATGTCGACATGGCGAAGGTTCATCGGCATCGGGTTCGCCAGGATCGCCGCCAGCTCTCGGCACATCAGCATCTGCTGTACGCGGTTGGCCGCCGTGCAGCGCTCCACGTAGCCGATGAAGTGGCGCTGCAGCGTCGCCTCGTTGTAACCGATGTCGAGCGTCACCAGCCCCTTCACCGGGGCGTCCGCCTGGATGGTGAACGAGGCGCGGCCCGGGCTTTTTAGCTCCAGTCGCACCTCGTCCTTGACCAGCGGGTAAGCGATGCCGCCGATGGTCAGCACCTTGTGGAGCTTCATGCTCATGAGGAACCGCCCAGGTAGTTGTCCAGCTTCTTCAGCGTTGCCTCGAAGCCGGTGAGCTCCTGTCCTGGCGCAGCTGCTCCGTCGCCGGCGGCGGTGCCGGTCGAGCTGACCGCCTGCCCAGGCGCGGACTGGCTGGTGACCGCGTTGGGCTGGCGGCGCTTCTCCACCCGCTCGGGGTTGGAGAGCTTTTCCGCCAGGGTGAACTGCACGCGCCACGCCGCCAGGGTGTCGTCCTCACGCGCGCTGACGCCATCGGAGAACTGCACCTGGCGTACGCCGAAGGCCGTGGCGGTGTCGTTAACGATGCGGTATGTCTTCAGCTGGCCGCCGCCTTCGGTGGCCTCGGCCAGGCGCATCAGGTCGCGCAGCTGCACCTGGTCGACGAAGGGGATCATCAGCGAGACGGTCAGCGTCTTCGGCTTGAAGCCCTTGTGCGCCGCCGTGCTGTTGCTCGTCTGTCCGGACATGTCGTCGCTTTCGATGCGCAGGTTGGCCGTGATCTTCAGGCCTTTGCCCTGCACCTTT